GAGGATAGCTTCGCCTCTCTGTTCGAACACGCGCCCGTCCCACTCGATACGCGAGTATGGGCCACCAGGCCATGGTGCCTGCCCATGCTCCTGGTGGAAATACTTCACGCGGTAGATGGTTTGGACGCCTTCGATAAGGCCTGCGCTCTCTTTAGAAGAGACCGGCTGCACGTTGCACCGCACCGTGACGGGGGTTGCGGGTTCTTCAGGACCATACGGGCCAACCGAGGGCTGTACAGGGGTGACGGTGACCGTGTGCACGCCTTTACGGAGCCTACTCACAGCAAACCACCACCGGTGATGTACCGCTTATCAGAGAACGAGTCCTGGGCAGGCCACCCATACTGGAACTGACGGTCAGGAGGCAGGGAGATGTTAGGTCCCCAGCTCCGGTACCGTGCCGCAGCATAGCCGTCGGTCGCAGGGGCGACGGTCCGGTACCTGCCGGAGCCTGTCGCCTGTGCGAGGTTCTTCCAGTCCTTCTCCAGAATGTCCAGAAGGCCGGATGCGACCATGTAATTCAACTGATAGCTGTAGCCGTCTTCAGTCTCGCTGCGGTAGATGCCGCCGTCGTCAGCACGAAGCACACGAGCAACCGCCTCAGCCTCGATATTCCTGACCAGGTCGAACACTACCTCATCAAGAACCAGCTCATCCAGGCTCTTATAACGGACACGAATCAGGTTCTCCGCCTTGGAGAGCAGGGAGGCAATGTATGATTCTTCGTCACCGCGGAACTCCCTGCGGAGCGCAGCCTTCACATCGTCAGCAGTCGCAATCGTCAATGAATCACTCACCATGCACGCCCCCTCCCTTCTCTACCAGCGCCCCGATTACTTCGGGTCGATGGTCTTGTCTTCGTAGGCGACGAACGCAGACTTGTCAGTGATGACCCAGCCAAACTGAGCCTCCACCAGCATTGCCTCCATGTTGTTCTGCCACAGGTTAACCTGGGTGCCGCCGTCGTTGATGGTCGCCTGGTCGGTACGGCGGACAGAAATTTTCTCCGCGAAACCGTACTTCAGCGCGGACCAGTCACCACCGAAGGCACGAACCTTGGTGTCTGCGGATGCGCCGACCTTGCCGGAGACAGCACGACCGTAAGCCACAGGCAGACCGAGCAGGTTACCCAGGTTGTCCTTCAGGTTCACACTGTCGGAGTAGATGGGACGGCCGAGGGTGTCGGTTGCACCGTAGATGCGAGACTTGAACGACTTGTCCGCTGCGAAACCGTTCAGGTCGAAGTCGAAGTTCTCGTTCAGGTTCACCAGATCCGCACCAGCCAGAAGATCAGCAGTCAAACCGCCCTTATCCTTAGCGGTCGCACCAAGCTCAATACGGTTGGTGGTCTGGTTAATGTACTCAACACCGGCGATAGTCTGGCCGTTGAGCGCGTTCTTGCCATGCAGGATAGCGAGGTCGAACGCGCGGGTGATAGCCGCGGCGGCCTCCTGCTCCAGAAGCTTCAGGTAGCCGGCGGCATCAGCCTGACGCGCCTCCATGGACCAGTACATCAACGCCGCAACCTTGATAGGCTTGATGGTCTTTGCGGTCACGCCCATGCTGGTCACGGGCTTCGCCTGGCCTTCACCGACCACGCCAGCCTGCGGCTGGGAGGTCTGAACGGCGATAGTGGTGCCGGTAATCGGGATGGGGGTGGTGCCGGCAAGCTTCTGGACGACGGAGCCTTCAGAGACTCGGCCGATGATGTTGCGGGCGAACGACTGCGGAAGGATACCGCCAGTCTTAAAGGTTTCAAGAGTCGCGGTTGCGCTCATAATTGGTTCTCCAATCAAGTTTTGGGCATAGAAAAAGCCCTCACCGCCTCGGTAAGGGCTCAAGTATTAGGGCTGTTTAGCCGAAGATGATCTCCGCAGCTTCCTCATAGGCGTCACGGGTCGGTGCCGCGTGCTGTGCGGGGTTCGGCGCCATGCCTCGGCTCTTCGGAGCCGCCGCGAGGACCGCCTCGGTCTTCTCATTCGCGGCATCACTGTTGAGCTTCTGCAGAGTCGCGAGGTTTTTCTCGATTTCCTCACTGGTCGCACCCGGCACAAAGGGTGCGAAGTCTTGGGACAGGCCTACTGCGGCGAGCGCCTTGACGCGCGCCAGCTCAGCCTGCAGGGACGCAATCTGAGCCGCAGAATCATCCTGCGCCTCAGAAGAATTTTCGGCCTCGACGGGCTCAGACTCGGGTTCCTGCTCGGGCTCTTCAGCAGCAGGTTCAGGTGCCTCTACCTGCTTTGCCTTCACAGCGGCCAGCTCAGCCTTCAAATTCTGAACCAGCTTCCACGCACGCTCGGGGTCAAAGGTCTCACCGTCACGCTCCCACGGAGGTGTAGTTTCGGTGATCTCTTCAACCTTTGCCTCAGCGGTAGGTACTTTGCTCATCTTTTGGTTCCTTTCGGGTATAGCAAAAGGCACCCCGCCACCTTAGCAGGATGCCTTTCACAAAAGTTATAAGGAGTTAGCCAGTGACGCCCCCGAACGGTCCTTTAGACCGAAGCATAAAGCCGCGGCCGCCCAAGCATTATTGCCACACCAATAGGTAATAGGTGAGGCTCAGGGTTGCAGAGGAATTGTCTAACTCCTTACCTACAGTCTATCAGCTGTCCTTGTTGGATTCAAGCTGAATGGGGATTAAATATTGTCCCCGAGAATGCATAACGTACAAATTTTTAATAGGAGCTTGAGGATTGCGTACATTGTACATTCGCAGTTGCCTCTCCAATTTTTGATCCAAATACTTGTTCCCCAAATCAACCACGAAGTTCTTCTTCTGAACCCCATGTGCCTCAGCTTTCCTAACCGCATCAGAAATTCGGGTTTTAATTGTCGAGTACTTGTTCTTTGAGGATTTCAGCTCACTAATCAGCTCACCATTATTCAGCCAAATGAAATCGTTGCTGGGCTTCATCCCGCCGTCTTCATCAGGCGTCGGTCGTTCAATCCACCGAGCCTTATTACCCAGCGCCTCAAACCTCAGCAAGAACAACAGCTCGTGACCGTACAGTCTCTCACCGGCAGGAATCTCAGAAGCAAGCGCCCCATAATACTTCGGGTCAACCTGTTCATCTTTACCATCAAGCCGCTCAGCTTCCTGCCAAGCCTCAGCCTCACGCGATAGCACCGTCGAGATCTTGACCGGCTCATACCCCTCCGGGTCAGCCTCGTACTTACGGTCTTCCTTCTCTACCGTCTCTCGATAAAACCTAGCCAGCCTCTGCTGCTCAGCCCGCCCCGACCAGTTGTCCGGGTCAAAAACAGGCACCACAATGCAGTCGCAATGCTCATGGAACGCTCTCGGGTTCTTCTTCCGCAGCTCTGTTCGAGCTTTCCGTGAGAGAAAACCGCCCTCACGAGACTTCTCCCCCACCGGCGCGGCAACATACTTCGCCGCATCCGCAGACGAATAAACGGGGCCGCGTGAAGCAAGCATGATGCAGAACCCGCACGAATACTTGCCCTGCAGGACACGAGCCCACCCCACCGGGCGAACCTTTCCACCACCCGCTGGGGCCTCATCATCCGACCCGTCACCGGCAGTGAGCGGGGAGGTGGCACGTTCCAGCTCCTCCTGTTCCTCCCTGGTCGCATAATTGCCGAACTCAGGGTCCAGCACCGCACGCATCATCTGACGGTGCCCCGCCATCACCACATGACGGCGAGCCGCCGCCGCCAACTGCTCCGCAGAGCCCCCCGTGTTCTCACGAAGGAGCTTCCTCAGAGCGGACGCATGGTACGGCTCCACCGGCGGGTGATACGCCTCCACACCATGCTCCGCGGCTGACGCATCCAGAAAAGCGTTCGCCGCCTGCGCCGCCAACCGGCGATGCTTCACAACCAGCGACCGCATCCCCGGCTCCGCAGCCTTCACCGCCGCCGGGTCAGACAAATCAATCAACCCAAGCGCCGCCAGGAAAGCCTCCACAAACGCATCAGCCACAGCGGCGAGCGCCTGAGCATACGCCGCAGCAAGGTCATCAAGCATGCGGCGCCTCCTTTAGTAGACGGGGTCTCCCACCGACACCGCCAAACGACGGTCCAGCGCACGGTCACGCTTCAACTGCTCCGGCGACAATCCCATGAATTCGCGGACGGTCTCAGAGGAGACAACGCCCTGCGCCTGAGCCTGCAACATCAACGCGTTGCGAGAGCTGAGAGAGATAACTGCGGGGTCACGCCACCGCGCCTCAAGAGTTTCAAGCCCCTCGGTGTCCACACCGGCGACTGCCAGGACGCAACGCGCCAAATCCTCGACCGCGTCACCAAAAATCGACTGCTTCAACTCCGCCTTCGTAATCAGGCGGTCCTTCGCGCTTCGCATCGCCTCCGCAGACGCAGGATTCGACTCCGTAGAAACACCCAGCATGAACGGCGGGATGCCCGTCTGCGACGCAACCTGCAGCGCGTAAGTCTTGAACGTGTTCAGCAGCTGAGTGAGGTCTGCGCCAGGCACCGAGCCGGTCTGCGCACCGCTCGGACCAACAAGGAAACGCCCAAAATACGCTTCCAAGCGGCTCTGCTGCGGGTTACCGTCCTCATCAACGAACATCTCCTCGACACCATCGCCAAAAAGATAACGAACAGGCATAGACAGGAGCTCCTGAGCCACCTGCAAGTTCGTCAAGGTGCGAGCCGCCGCATCACACAGCTTGTGAATCTCTTCAATCTCGCTTCGACCCTCTTCACCCAGGCGAATCTGGTTCACAAACGGAATAACGGGGATTCCATCAAAGCCATGCTCATCAATGCTGGTGAGCACTTCGAATCCATCACGCAGGGCAAAGAAACGAGTCACGCCAGGCTCATAAACAGCCCGATATGTATCCAAACCGTCGCGATAGGTCTGGACAGCCTGCACCAGGCGGCCCGTAGCGTCCCTCCGCAGCTCAAACTCATCACCCTTATGCACCGAAATGTGCGGGATAGACGGGTCAGAGCCGCCACCAACGACCATGAACGCCGCGCCAGAGACAAGAGCCTCCGTCAGCGCCAACGTCAGCTTGGTACGGAAGTTGTTAGCCTGCAGGATGCGGTTCAGCTGCTCAGGAGCCTCATCCTGACCACCGTGGCGCGAAATCGAGAACCCATCGAGCACCAAAGACTCAACGAGCACGTCCACAGCCAGCTTCGGCCAGCCCACCTGCATCTCCAGCACACGGACATCAGGAGGCAGGGACACGCCGATAGCGTCCAGGCGGTGCTCACCGTTGTAGTAGCTCTCCCACTTACCCGGGTTGTTCACAATACGGCCCATTGGCTACCTCCCTTCTTGTCCTTCTCAGTTAGTCCATGGAGCGCAAGAGTGCACGCCACCAGAGGCGAAATATCTTCAGCTCGATCGTCACGAGTCCAATACCATAGCTCACTGCCTCCCTTAGAACGTCGGCAAGCCTGCACCGCAGCATCCAACTCCTCCTGACCCGTATGCCTCATCTGAGCGCGACCCAACGCCTCATAAAACGCGCCGCACGCCTGCATATAGGTGCGGTGGTCAAGACCAGTAGTCATCCGCTTCACCTTTGGGTGCTTCGCAATCACATCAGTCGACTGCGAAGCACCCGTATAGACCATCGCCGCAGGCTTCCACTTACGCTTCAGCTCCTCCAAACGTGCCGGCACCCAATCCGTACCCACACGTCTATCAACAACCTCAATGTGGATGTTCCCGTCAGCCCGGCGAGACGCTGCGGCAATCGTCGCCACGTCACGCAGGGGCGTAACATCCACACCGAACGCGACCTCAACGCCGGAACGGGACTCCGAGTCAAGGCACTGCGCCCAAAAATCAGCCGGAATAGCCGACGACGAACCAACCTTCGACCAGATGCCGAGACGCTCACGTTTGAAATGCTC